GTACATTTAAAATCAAACCTCGTGTTATACCACCTCACGATTTACCACCTGTATCAGAGCAAAACTTCTAGAAAGAATTACTATGGAAATAACTATGATTGATCCACCAGAAGGGTGGAAGTATGGCTTTCCTAAACCAATCCCTGAAGAGCATCAAAATCGTGTACTTGAATGGCTTGTTGAACAAGGATATCCTCAACGACGTATAGATGAACTAGGTAAAAGTTTTTACAGTCGTTACTGGGTAGAGCATAGTCCTGTAGAAGAGGAGTAATAAATGCTAGAATATTTTAATAATTTGTTATACGATCAAGAAACTTTTGTTGCTACTTTAGTTTTTCTTCCTTTAGCTCTTGCAATAACACTTATTCCAATTATATTTTTCTTAACCGAAATCTTAGATAAAGATAAAAATACCTAATGAATAACTTAAATCCTTATTATTTAGTTTTGGATATAGAAACAGATGCCATTACCAACCCCAGTACCATCCACTGCATTGTCGGACGAAAGGTCTACAACAAGAGTGCAGACACCTCCGGTGGAGATGAACATATCGTATATAGACCAAAACTGGATAAACACTTACTTGAACTACCGTGGGAGTCAAGAGGATTTCCACACAAACCGGATCAGATCAATGGACTATGCGATGAGGATTCTTGGAAACAGTCCATTGATAACGCAATCGCTGTCGTGGGCCACAACATCATCGGATACGATATCCCAGTCCTCGAAAAAATACTCCCGTCATTTAGATTCAACAGGACAAAGGTTATTGATACTCTCGTAGTTTCTCAACTTCTTTATTATAACATACCAAACGGACATTCACTTGAATCTTGGGGTGAACGTTTAGGTTTTCAGAAGATTAAATTCAATGACTTTTCTAGATTTACTAATGAAATGCTTACTTATTGTAAGCGTGATGTTGATGTTACCGTTAAGTTATTTAATATATTCAGTGATTACATTCATTCGCCTGACTGGAAAACTTCGTTAAGACTTGAGCATGATATTGCTTGGCTCTGTGGAGACCTTCATAACAATGGTTTTGCTTTTGACAAAGCTAAAGCTTTAACACTACACACTCAAATTCAAGAAGAGTTAAACCAACTAGAAAACGAATTAAGAATTGCTTTTCCTGCACGATCTAAATTAATCCGAGAGATTACTCCTTCCGTTACTAAACACGGTACATTACATAAAAAAGATTTTAAATGGTTACAATCAAATGATCTCACATCCTATACAGCTGGAGCTACCTTTTCTCTTATCGACTTCGAGTCATTTAACCCAGGCTCACCAAAGCAGTGTGTCGAACGACTTAATCAGTCAGGATGGAAACCTACAGAAAAAACAAAGGGACATATCCAAGCAGAAAGAGAGAAGGACCAAGAGAAACTTGAACATTACAAAGTCTACGGATGGACAGTCAGTGAATCCAATTTATCCACCCTTCCTCTTACTGCTCCAAAAGCCGCTCACAAGCTCGTTAGATGGCTCCTAGTGGCATCTAGACGATCTACGCTAGAGGAGTGGTTCAAAGCATACGATGACCGCACAGGGCGTATCCACGGTCGTTTTAGACACATAGGTGCTTGGACAGGCCGTATGTCTCATGCTGGCCCTAACATGGCTAATATACCTAGTCACGGCAGTGCTTACGGTGATGAGTTTAGAAGCTTATGGCATGCTAAAGAAAATTTTAAGTTAGTAGGTGTTGATGCTGACGCTATTCAACTTCGTGTTCTTGCACACTACATGAATGACTCACGCTTCACAGCAGCTCTAGTAAGTGGACGAAAAGAAGAAGGAACTGATGCTCACACCCTAAACAAATTAGCTTTAGGTAGTGTCTGTAAAGACAGAGACACAGCTAAAACCTTTATATATGCTTGGCTTCTTGGCGCTGGTAATTCTAAGATAGCTCAAATACTTGATTGCTCTAACTTTGATGCTAAAGATGCTATTGAATCTTTCTTATCTTACTACCCTGGTCTAGAAAAACTACGTAGTGAAAAGATACCATACGATGCCAGACGTGGTTACTTTATAGGCTTTGATGGGCGTAAAGTAGTATGTGATTCTGAACACTTAATGCTTGCTGGCTATTTACAAAACGGTGAAGCATTGATTATGAAACAAGCTAACCTATTATGGCAAGCTAAAGCAAGGGAGAATAACCTATGTTTTAAACAAGTTAACTTTGTACACGATGAATGGCAAGTGGAGGTGCCAGACTTGACAACGGCAAATTCTCTTGGTATACTGATGGTACAGTCAATCGTTGATGCCGGTGAATTGTTTAAGTTAAACTGTCCACTAGCAGGTAACTCTAAGATTGGGTATTCTTGGTTAGATACCCATTAATTTATACTTAAAGGAATTTTATATGACTCAAGGTTCTAACGTAGGTCCTCTTAAGTTCTTCTCTGTAGTATTTCATTACACAGAAGAAACTACAGCTGAAGGTGTTATCTTAGCTCTAGATAAAGAAGATGCTACTAAGAGACTTTTCAATAGTCTAGGACCACAAGTTACTAATTTAGTAGTAAGTAGTGTTACTGAAATACCACAGGAAGGAGAAATACCTGTGTACTTAGATAACCTAACAGAAGGAACCCCTCTCTTGAAGCATTAATACTTTACACACCATTTATTTGTCTTACCTTTCTTTATTTATTTATTTTATTACAAGGAATTAAAAATGGCTACTACAGCAGTTTATTTGTCGGGTAAAGCTAAGTGGGCTAAAGTCTACACACCAGATGAGAAGTATCAGAACTGGACAATCAATCTTTACATGGACAAAGATAATCTACAAAAGTATCAAGAGTCAGGTATGACTATGAATGTTAAAAAGGATGAAGAAGGTCCGTATGTAACTTTCCGTCGTCCACAAGTAAAACTTATTAAACAAGAGATGGTTAAGTTTGGACCACCTATTGTTGTTGATTCCGAAGGTAATCCTTTTGACAAGACTATCGGTAACGGAAGTGAAGTTACTGTTAAAGTTCTTGTCTACAACACAATGAAGGGACCTGGACATCGACTAGAAAAAATCCGCATAGATAAGTGGGTAGAGTACGTTAAACAGGATGCTTCTTTACCAGCAGCACAAACAAAGAACATTGCTGTAACGACTGCTGTTGGCTTTCCACCATTCTAATGCGGTTTGCCTCCACACCTTTTAATGGATTGGGGTCGGTTCCCGGTCGGGTGCAAAAGGAGGCTTTTTATACACCTCAAGCAAGCCTCTGTCTGTAAGATACGCTCTTGTGGTTAGTACCCTACTGATAAACAAAATTCGGACCAGTGTGCCGTGTAGTTCACACAGTCTCTGTGAGAGAACTCTATATTTATCAGTAGGTTTAAAGAAAGTAGTGTAGATGCACGGTTAGTATGGCGCGAAACGTACTAACGAGGTCGGGTGAGTACATTTATTATTTGGGTGTAAAGCCACGCCAATAGTAAAGAAAGGCTCTTAACCTTGGTAACCCGGACACTAAAAAGAAGCTGCAGATTCGTTCTTTCTTTAAGGTTCCGAACGTCATTTGGGAGTGCATGACGTGACAGGCGGGGAGAGACCCGCACATTTTATTTTGAGGTATCAACTTGTCAAAGTCAATTAAAACATTAGTTCAAGATATCTACTCATTGTTTAATGGTTCTCATAAATTTAATGAAGACCGTTTACAAACCTTTGCTAATAATCTTGCGTACCATATTACCACTAGAATTAGTAACGAAAAAAGTAAACCTGAACTTCGTATGTCTAATCTTGGTACACCGTGTGATCGTAAACTATGGTACTCCATAAATACACCTGAAGATCAGGAAGAACTACCACCACAAGTTCGTTTTAAATTTCTTTACGGTGATATTATTGAAGAACTAGTTCTGTTTCTTGCCGCTGAGTCAGGTCATAGTGTAACTGGTACTCAAGATACCCTTACTATTAACGGAGTTGTAGGACATCGAGACGCTGTTATTGACGGAGTTCTTGTAGATGTTAAATCTGCTAGTTCCTATAGCTTTAGTAAGTTTAAAGACCATTTAACTAAAGAAGAAGATAGCTTTGGGTATCTAGATCAACTAGGGGCTTACCTATACGCATCTCAAGAAGATCCACTAGTTACTAATAAAAATATTGCAGCATTCATAGCTGTCGATAAAACCTTAGGTCACATTGCAGTAGACATTCAACCTAAGACTAGTAAAGACTACGATAAACTAGTAACTCTTAAACGTGAAATGCTAAAGAGTACTACACCACCACCTCGTGCTTTTACAGACGAGGAAGACGGTAAGAGTGGTAATCGTAAACTTTGTACTGAATGTAGCTACTGTCCTTTTAAAACTAAGTGTTGGCCTGGTACAAGGACCTACCTTTACTCAACAGGACCTAGATACCTTACAGTCGTAAAGAACGAACCTAAGGTTCAAGAACTAACATAATGGTGAATGAGTGGATAAAATGAAAAGCTCTTTAGAGCGTAACGTTTACAAAGATCTTCAATCATTTAAAAGTAGAAACAACCTTAAAGTTTCTTACGAATCAGATAAGATTCCATACTTTATTGAACGTAAGTATATACCAGATTTTACCGTTGAATTTAAAGACGGTAGAGTAATTTTTATTGAAGCTAAAGGTTGGTTAAGGTCCGAAGATCGAAGTAAGATGTTAGCTGTTAAACGAGCTAACCCTGAGTTAGACATTCGTATCTTATTTCAGAACGATAATAAATTAAACAAAAACTCTAAATCTAGATATTCTGACTGGGCTTTAAAGAACGGTTTTCCTTTTGCCTTTAAGACTATTCCAGAAGATTGGTTTGAATAAATTGACAACGCATTTAGTTATTCCTGATTCACATGCACACTACCAACACCACAACAAAAGAGCTATTTGGCTTGGTCGTCTAATTAACGATGTTAAACCTGATGTTGTTATTCACATAGGTGACTCAGCAGATATGCCTAGTCTCTCTGGGTACGATAAAGGCAAACGCACTTTTCACGGCCGTACCTACCGAGCAGATGTTGATGCCCATCTAGACTGGCAAGATAAATTGTGGTCCACAGTTAAAGCGACTAAGAAGCGACTACCCAAAAGATACTTTTGCATAGGTAACCACGAAGAACGTATTAACAAAGCTATCAATATCCAACCTGAACTCGAAGGAGCTATAGGTATGGGTGATCTTAAACTAGAGGAGTACTACGATGTTGTTGTCCCGTATAATGGAGGAAGTCCAGGAGTTGTGGAGATCAACGGTATCCACTACGCCCACTACCATGTCAGCGGTCTTATGGGGCGTCCTGTTGGCGGTGAGCATCCTGCTTACTCTCTTGTCTCTAAACAATTTAGTTCTTGCACTGCCGGGCATTCTCATCTCGCTGATTTGTGCTACAGAACTAATACTGCAGGTAAGAAAATTATTGGATGTCTAGCAGGTGTGTACCAAGACTACGATACTGACTGGGCTGGAGAAGTCAACAGACTTTGGTGGCGTGGTATTGTAGTTAAAAGAAATGTGAACCAAGGTGTCTACGACCCAGAGTTTATTAGTCTTGATCGAATTAAACGTGAGTACTCGTAAATGGAACGAGATGAAATAAAACTTAGAGAACGCATTAACCGTCTTCTTGAAACTTACTCATTTGAAGAGTTTCTTGATATTAACGAACTATCTCAAGAAGATGTCTTAGTTATCTTAATTAGAGATTACGGCTACACCTTCCCAGATATGGAACCTTGCTAACATGACTAAACGTAACTACAGAAAAGAGTATGACGAGTACCACGCTACTCCAGAACAAAAGAAACGTAGAGCTGAAAGAAATGCAGCTCGTAGAGAAGCTTCTAAGAAGGGGTTAGTTAAAAAGGGTGATGGAAAAGAAGTTGATCATATCGGCTCTAATCGTACTGGTAGTCTTGAGAATGTTCCTACACGCGTAATTAGTAAAAAAGCTAACCGTACTCGTCAACCTAAAAGATCTTAATAACCTTGAAAAGGAAAATACAATTGATTGGACCAACCCTTAAAATCTCTAACGAACTTGACGAAATGAAGTACCGTCAACCCGGAGAAACCTTTAAAGATAAGTGTGTAAGGATTGCTGATACACTAAAAGATAATGATACACACTACGAAGCTTTTAAAAACATTCTTCTAGAACAGAGGTTTTTGCCTGCAGGACGTGTACAGGCAGCAATTGGAGCTGCTCGACTAGCTACCCCTTATAACTGTTTTGTATCACCTACTATTCCAGATTCAATGAAAGGCATTATGGATGTCGCTAAGTACGCTGCTGAGACGATGCGCCTTGGTGGTGGCATTGGGTATGATTTTAGCACTATCCGCCCTCGTGGTGACACTATTGCTAATGGGTCAGTGGCATCAGGCCCTGTCAGCTTCATGCGTATCTTTGACGCTGTTTGCGGCACTGTGGCTTCTGCTGGGCATCGCAGAGGCGCTCAAATGGGAGTTCTTCGAATAGATCATCCAGACATCGAAGAGTTTATTAAGGCCAAACAGAACAAAACGAACCTAACAAACTTTAACATTTCTATTGGTGTAACTGATAAGTTTATGGAAGCTGTTAAAGAAAACCGTGGTTACGACCTAGTATGGAGTGGACGTAAGTATCGTACTATTGATGCAAAGAATTTGTGGAATGAAATTATGCGTTCTACTTGGGATTGGGCAGAACCTGGTGTTCTTTTCATTGACCGTATTAACGAGATGAATAACCTTTACTACTGTGAAGAGATTGCTGCTACTAACCCATGTGCAGAACAACCTCTTCCACCTAATGGGGCTTGTCTACTTGGTTCATTTAACTTGGTGAAGTACCTTACTAATTTTCAATTCTACGACATTAGTAATAATAAATACGTTACTCGTCCCGATTTCGATTGGGAAAAGTTTGAACAAGATATTCCAGTAGTTGTTCGTGCTATGGATAACGTTATTGATAAAGCTTTGTATCCTCAAACTGAACAGTACGAAGAAGCTACTCTTAAACGTCGTATGGGAATTGGAGTTACAGGTGTAGCTAACGCAATTGAATCTATAGGGTATCTTTATGGTTCAGATGACTTTCTTGTTTACTTAAACAGTATTCTGGTTACACTAACTAACGGATGCTATTTAGCATCTGCTGAACTTGCTAAAGAAAAAGGACCGTTCCCTCTCTTTAATGATCAGTATCTTGAGTCCCCGTTTATAAAGACTCGTTTATCTCCAAATGTTTTTGATAAAATTAAAACTTATGGTATACGTAATTCTCACCTTACTTCAATTGCACCTACAGGTACAATTTCACTAGTAGCTGACAATGTAAGCTCAGGTATCGAACCAGTATTTTCTTACGGCTATAATCGTACTGTTCAAACACCTGAAGGTCCAGTTGTAGAATACGTAGAAGACTACGGTGTACGTGTACTAGGAGTTAAAGGTAAGACTACAGATCAATGCACTATTAAAGAACACCTAGACGTTCTTGAACTGGCATCTTACTGGATGGACTCAGCAGTTAGTAAGACTTGTAACATTGGCGATGACATTAACTTTGATGATTTTAAAAATGTGTATATGTCAGCTTACGAACGAGGATGTAAAGGTGTTACAACCTTTAGAGCAGCTGGAAAACGTTCAGGCATCCTTGTAGTAGCTCCACAAGAAGGCGAAGGGTCTGCTTGCTTTATTGATCCAGAGACAGGAAATAAGACTTGTGAGTAAACGAATACGTTCTGATGGGGGGTCTACAGATTACTACGACCTCCCTAAAGGGGTTAAAGACATTGGAGACCTTATTGAGTATAAGAATATGTCTTTCAACCTTGGTAATATCTTTAAGGCTTGTTACCGTTTAGGCTCAAAAGAAGGTACCGAAGTTCTTTATGATATCAATAAAATAATTTATTTTGCTAACAGAATTAAAAGGCAGATTGAAAATGAATCTAAATGAGTATCAAGACTGGGCTGAATCCACTGCAATCTTTAATTCAGCCTTTGATATTGTCTACCCAGCACTCAAGCTTGCTGGGGAGGCTGGAGAAGTTGCTGAGAAGGTTGGTAAGTTTATACGAGATGAAGGCCACACTGATCTAAATAGAGAAACAGAAGAAGCTATTGCTCTTGAACTAGGTGACGTTCTTTGGTATGTTGCTATTCTAGCTAATCGTATTGAGTACAGTCTTGAAGAGATAGCTCAAATTAACATTGACAAACTTAGTGATCGTAAAGTTCGTAATGTACTTAAGGGTAGTGGAGATAACCGTTAACATGGCTAAAAGTCCAGCATGGCAACGTAAAGAAGGTCAAGATCCCAAAGGTGGTCTTAATGCTAAAGGTCGAGCTTCCTACAATTCTAAAGGTGGTAACCTTAAGGCACCAGTTAAAGGTAGTGCAGATAGTCCGGAGGAGATGCGCCGTAAAGGTTCATTTCTAGTACGTATGGGCAGTGCTGCAGGGCCATTAGAAAAGGATGGAAAGAAAACTCGTCTTAAACTATCTCTTGAGGCTTGGGGTCACCAAGGAGATAAAGCATCTGCTGTTAGTAAAGGTAGACGCCTCCTAGAAAGATATAAAAATTCTAAGAAGTCAGATTGACAATCTAGAAGTAGATTTAACTACATAATAAAAAACCCCCAGTTCATCACTGGGGGTTTCTTTTTGTTCAATGTTACACTAAAGTTTAATAAGTCCAACTAAGAGACTGTTCAGGTTTAAGTTTGTCCTCAGTTACCTCATCCAAGTGCATTCCCCAGCCATCCATATATTTACCTACACTTCCAAATTTATTAGCTAACCAGTATTCTGCAACTTTATCTAAAGTTATTTTATCAGTAATCTGTTTACCATCTTTTGTATAAAACCTCACATCAGCAGCGTTACCGTGATCGTGTCTGTTAGAACCTACACGA